CTTGTGGAGTTGACATATAGATAAATTACGTTAATATCATCTTTATGCTTATCGAGAAATGCATAATATTCCCGCATATTACCCGCTACTACGAATTTTCTTTTAATCATATGGTGGACCTTTATCCGTGAGTACGATTGCTATTACCAGAATCATTAATACAATAAACGCTAATTCTGGCATTTAGTCTTTACCCAGGAGGATTGCCATAGAACATGCGATCAATGACAGAATCAAATAGTAAACGTCGTTCGTGGATATTGCGTATGCTGAAAAGATTATAGCAATAACGTAGAATATCATTTTAATCTATACCCAGATTGTGTTGCTTCTTATAATAGTTGTTTTGACCAAGATCGTGACGAGTCAGTTCAATTACTTTATTCGCGAATTCTTGCAGAATAACATCAGTTGATTCCGAATGATCTAAAGGATCTCGATCTAATATTGTGACATATTCGTCGATCAGATTATCAAGATTCATATTCTTCCTCTTCCAGCATTGAGCAATAATCATTGTACATTACGTCGAGTCGAATTGGATCTAATTCTTTCAATGCATATCCAAAACTGTATTCAATGCCAGCTAGATTAACCGGCGGATATTCGTCGTTTAACATTTCTAAAAATTCGTATTTGCTCATATTATGGTCTGCTTTCATAAAATAGACATTCCCAAACTCGTTCGCGAACTACTGTATCTGTCGCTTCTTCGAAGCCTAAATCATTAGCCAATTGCTCTAATAATCCCTTTACTTGTGACCAGGTCAGATTGGCTCTTTTAGCTAAATCAACAATGCGATATACTTCGTAATCACCTTTTTCGGTGAACATTCCAAATTCTGGTACAACTATATTATTAACCATAATGTTCCATTTCGTCTAAAAGATAAACACGTTTGACAAGCGAACTGATGCTTGATGCTGGGTGCCAGTAATGAGGCATATCTTCTACTGTTGCGTTATATATCTCAAATGCTGTTGGTCTTGTAATAACGGTGCCGTGTGCTCCGAATACGTGTGCCATAGAATCCCAGCGTACGTTCACTCTGTGAATAGCATCTTCTGGCTGATGCTCTCTGGAAATAAAATAAGTCTCAGAACCATCTTGCCAGGTCTCTTTAACTACGTAATCTTTTCTATCGTCTCTCATTTTAGCAATCCAATTCCAGCATTTCTATGTTAGTTGCGATATCAGTAAGCCCGTCGTCATGCGACTCACGAATTAGATTCTGTTCTGCATTTTGTGCAAATTCCAGTGTGCTATAAACGCCAGTGTTGTAAAATGCAAATTCGTTATCACCTAGACCCTGTGCTTGTAAAATGTATACTGTCATTTTGTTTTCCTTTTTCATGTCTTAATTATAGCACAATTTGGACAACCTGTCAAGCAAAAACCCTTTGGAAACTAGGGTTACTGCGAGTTCAATGTTGGTGAGTACTCACCAATTAACTGGCGTTCTAAAGCGTGAGCTGGAGCTTTGCCTCTGACGATCGCAAGTTCTTGTGCAACAAACGCTGAGACCCCGTAGGACCTGATAGCGTCGCATAGCGTCCAGGACTTGTGCTCAGTCAATGCCCGTCTAATGTGCTTTTGTACGCGGATTTTGAGGTCCTGCTTGCGAAAACCCTGAGTAATTCCGATGTAGAAATCTCCAGTTGCTACATTTTGTAGCATGTAAACGATATGACGTCTGTCTGATCTTTTCTTTCTCATGCCCTAATTATAGCACATTTTGGCTAAAAGGACAAGCAATAACCCTTCAGACTTCTGGGGTATTGACAAAACACTTAAAAGATGTTAAAATGCACTACTTGACACCAAAGTAATCCTTGATATCTTTGCGTGCATTAGCCAGCGCAGATACAACAACCGCCTGATCAAATGTCGTGAATGCAGATGATGTGCTGGCATTGGCAACGACACCTACCGCTTCATTAATCAAGTGATGCAAAAAGGCATCAAAGCATTTATTGTCAACTCCTTGCCAGTCCACATGTCCTGGCCCAGGTCCCCATGGCTCATCTTGCCACATAGGCATGTCTGCCTTTTCCATTATTCTTTTTATATTTTCATTCATGCTGTTATCCATTTTTCTTGGTCTTTGAATATGATAGATTCTGCACCATCATACTCATCTATTATAAATTCTGTACCGACTGGTACCCACACTACTGTGAGATCGCTAGCTCCGCCAAAATACTGATTGGGATACTTGGCCTCGCAATACAATTCAATTGTATCAGGCCTTGTACCATCGCCAACCATTTGAACAATAGCTGGGTCAAATAGCAATTCTGGCACATCTCTATTCCAAGTAGACCAACCTGCACCGAAACCCGGCGATACCAGTACAGCAACTCTGCCGTCTCTAATTACTTTTTCCATATCAAATCACTCCTCGATATTATCTTTTTCATACTGATACATATTATCGCTGATACCAAACTCGGCATCTAGCTCTTCGGGAATAGTGCGCTCGACATCTTCTGCTGACATTGTGCCGAGTTCATAGTAATCGTCTGAACCATTAGAATACATTCCAGCAAAGCACATACCGGACTCATAGTATTTTGCCTCAACCTGAAAACCCATACGTTCTAGCTTTTCATAAAACGGAACAGGTGGTGCCCATGCTGTATCAAATACTGCCTCAAGCGTATCTGGGTATTCTTCATAGGTATCAACGCTATGGCATTCTGTATCCCATTTCGTTCCCCATTCATTTACGCAAAAATCATACCAGGATGCGTAACCAAACTTCTCGATGTTTGACTTTGTCAATTTTTCGTCTGTTTCTGACGATGCAATTGATTCGGATAATCCTTTCGGTACTGGAACAAACTCATTAAAGAATGTACCATTTGTCAAAGCGTCGCGCGCTCGAATAATCATAGCGGGGTCTTCATGAGTGAGGCGAACTGTATTACTGCACCAATTAGGCATATCTATTCCTTAAATCAAATCAATTTGTACTTGCTTAGCAATCTGAGTAGTATTCATACTCTTTATGCTAACCATCGTTGGTAATTCTTTGTTTGCTCTTTCAGCAAAATAGCGATCGCTACTCAAACGCAACAACCCATCCCATGCTGCCTGCTTCAAGCTGTGATGAGCATATACATTGAATATATTTCCGACCGTAGTATAGATTCCAAAGCCATCTATAATGACTCGGATCTTTTGTGAATTCTTTAAACCGTCAACCAATGTCTTTGTACGCATTATAATTCCTTAGTCAATATAAAAAAGATGTATTGCTAGACCCAAACAAACACCAATACACATTCCTAATAAAATATTCATTACCATGCCAACTCCTTGACGGGGAAACGAATCTTGCCTTCGTAGTCAAGCTGTGACTGCTCGAACTCTGTCAAATAGTCGTCGCCGACAATGTTCCAGCTTAGGATATACTCACGATAGAACTCGTCGTCACTCTCAATCTTTGGACGTAAACAAAAGATTGCTTTGACAGCCTCTTCATCGCCACCTTTGAAGTTCTTAATAGCGTAATCGCTACCGCCTTTGGCTTTCCAGTATTGAGGACACTCGCCAGTACCATCCCAATCGTGAGCACCATAATTTTCGTATACTTGAGTTGATATAACTAATTTCATATATTTCCTTCTTACTATGCCTCAATTATAGCACATTTTGGACAACCTGTCAAGCATTCCCGAGCAATTTGTATGGGTACTATAAAACGCTTGACAGAACACTTGAACGATGTTATAATGCAAACCGATTATTCACCTCGATATATTACCAGAGTTTTAACATTAACTTTAACTCCAGTATATATTGGTTCATATATTTGCTGTTCACCATCCCATTGATCTTGGTCAAAATCATTATGAGTTTCTTTAATAGGTTTAAATGTTATCTGATTATTAGTATGATGTGATTTGACATATACTGTATTAGGAAAGATAATCGAGCCAGCTATTTTCTCTGTAGAGATAGTTAATCGTTTGGCTTTAGGATGATAAACACAATCTTTAGTGTTTAATACTAATTCTCTATTATACGTCATAATTGGTTAATCTTTTAATATCTTTGGGTTTGACAATAAGTATATGCTTGTATATTTCGTCTTCGATCTTGAAAGGTAAATCAAGATGAATAGTTACTGTGGGGCCTTGTTGTTCGTTGATAACCCTGTCATTACCCACAGAGCCTACCCACCTAACACCTTTGTACACTCCAGTAACTCTATCACCTAATTGATATTTACCAAAGTATCTAATAGATTCAAAATGATCTTTTAGACTAGCCATTCTTGAGTTTATTACCTAATGTGAATTTACTTAGAACATCTTTAGCAAGAGAGAAATCATCGACATCTTCTTCTAGATATATTTTCTCTTTTCTATATGCAGTAATCAATTCATTTGCATATGCAATATCATCAAAACTACAATTTTCAAGCCAGTGTCTAAATGTCTCATCGTCTGCTTTCAATAAGAACATTAAATTTCCCATATCTCGGTCTGTCATATTAAGCACCTTGTGTCAATACATACTTAGCCAATTGTTTCCAATCGCCACCTTCTGCACGAATCTTTGTCGTTGAGATTAACGAACGCAAACTCAAGTTCTCAATGCTGTTGCCAATTGTCTTGATGAATGCAATTGCGTCAGCTTTATGTGATGTTGCAAACTCTGGCATAAACTCTGAATCGCCAATCAACACTTCCATGCGCTCAATCTTTTGTGCTTGTGTCATGCTCAAGTCAACGCACATTGCACGACTCTTAACAGCTTGGTCTACACGATCAAGATCCATGTTCGAGATAAACACAATGCTACCTGTAAACTTGAAACTGCGGGGCAGATCGTCATCTTTCATATCTGCATTCCAGTTGATCCAGCGTTCGCCGTATGAGTCAAGTGCACCCTTGAGCAAGTTAAGAGCAACTGGGTCTTTGAGCACGCTATCGCAGTCATCAAATACTAATACTTGACCATTGCCTTCGAACAATGTGCGATACAGACCTTTAGCAGTACTGTAACCTTTTACAATGCGAAAACTCTTTTCACTATTAATGCGAGCACCTTCTTCGAACTGTGCTAAGTCTGTGGTGTCAATCAAGTTCTGTGCTTTGAGTGATTTCAAAACAGTATGTGTCTTACCCAAGCCACCTTGGCCTGTGATAATTGCCGATGCGATAGTCTTTTTAGCAACCATTGAGACCATTTGTGCAACAAAGTCAAAACGCTTGTTGATACCAAATTCGTCAACCTTGGGCTGGGTATTTACAGTACCGCTTACTGGTTCTACTTGCAAACCTAATTTAGCAATCTGGTCGCGCACATAAGATTCGTGACGTGATCTTGAGACCATTTTGCCATCAACAAAACCTTCGAAACGATTCTTTGCTTTGTTGAAAATTACTTTTACACGCATACTAACTCCTGTTTTTGTTTGCTATATATCTATTATAATTGCTTTTGCACATTTGCACAAGCAAAGACCCTTTTGGCTTTATGGGTTCTTTTGATTTGCACAAATTTACTTTTCATCATGTCATAATTATATGTGCATTTGCACAGTTTGTCAAGCGTTTTTAGTCAAAAAGATTCGAATTTCTGCTAAAAAAGTGCTTGACAGGAGATCAAAAAGAATATATAATCGAGGTAATATTATCTACAATATAGGGATTCTACATGGATATTCAGCCAAAAGACATAAGTAAAGGTCATTTTTATATCAGTTTGATTAAAAGTGGAATGCGAATTATAGCAGGTGCATACTTAATCACGGGTGATTTTGTTATTGCCGGTCTATTGTTAATTACTGCAGAACTATTGGGCATTCTTGAGGAGTTGGTATGAACAATAACGACACAACAAAACAACGCATGGAAGAATTAATGGCTCCTGTAGAACAACAGATTTTGATGTGCGATAATAGAGAAGATATACTAATGATGGCATGTGCTATGATGCAACGTACTCATGAGATATTTGTAAATGAATTGGGTGAGGATGGTGCTAAAATAATGTATGAAGATTATGTATAAAGATTCTAAATTTAGATTGTGGGTTTTTAGATTATGGCATGAAAATCTAGAAGAAAGATTCCTACACAAAGAAGAACAAATAACTATTCAAGAATATTGGGAAAAATATAAATGGTGGATAAAAAGAGAATATCGACATCAAACACGAAAGAACAAATAATGAGTTTTAGAAATCAAATCATCGATGCAACCGCAGCACGATACACCGCAGATATTGAACAGTTACGAATTGACGCTGAAGTATTATTACAACATACTGTGGGTGTGCCAGGTTCATCTAGCACCTGTGCATCATTCGATGCCATAGTAACACAGATTGCTTATTTGGAATCGAAGCTCGCATCTTTGTCATTATTTAAATGAAAATCAAAGACGGAGAGACATTTGAACAATGGTCTGAAAGAGTCAGACAATTTGAATTCGGTTATGCCATGCAAGCATTGGCACACGGAACGCCCGCTGACACAATACTAGAACAGATGTCTATTCGCATCACAAATAAAATGAAACATTATATTCTCATTTGCATCAAAGTACCTTACAGTTATGATGTGAATAAAAATAAACTTGAATACGAACAAATAATGAAACTGATATCTCCGGTTGCGGATCATGTCACTTGGGATAATTAAAAATGAAACACACAATTTATTACGTTTTAATCGTGGCAGTATCCACAGCTGCTGTCGCAGTGCAGATACTTTATAACTTACACAGAGTTTAGGCCTTCTAACTCTCGATCTGATTCTGTTATTACCAGAGTCGTGTTGGGCATTATCTTTAGCAATGCCTTTTGTATCTCATCTAAAGACTTGCCTTGAATTAAAAATGCTTCAGGGTTCAGAGTCCATAAGTATACTTGATCTCCGTGATGCTCAACTCGGCATTCTATATACTTTTCCTGTTCACTGGGAGGAGTAATCATTTTATATTGTTGCATGTCTTTATTAGTTACCGCTCTAATAAAGCCAATTGCATTCCAAATTATCCACGCATAAAATATGCATTCAAGTAGTTGTTGTATTGTCATATGATATTAATCACTGATGGCCATGGTGTGTTGACCACCTGCATCAACCGTTGACCAAGTTGTTAAAGCGCCAACCTGTACTGGACTAGATACATATACAGTTGCGCTATTACCTATACCTAATCGACCGGAGCTGCTGTTACCCCACGCCCACATGGTTCCATCTGTTTTAATAGCCATGTTGTGATAACTACCTGAAGCAATATTTAACCAATTAGTTAATGCGCCAACCTGTTTTGGGCTTGAATAGTTTGTGGTATTGCCTAATCCTAATTGCCCATTTGAATTGCGACCACCCAATCCCCACATGGTACCATCTGTTTTAATGGCCATGCTATGATAACTACCTGAAGCAATTGTTAACCAAGTTGTTAGGGCACCAACCTGTACAGGACTAGATCTATATGTTAGATTGCCTAATCCTAATTGCCCATGTGGATTCATACCCCACGACCACATGGTACCATCGGTTTTGATGGCCAAGCTGTGATTATAACCTGCAGAAATTCGTAACCAAGTAGTTAAAGCACCAATCTGTACTGGACTAGATATATTTGTAGTATTTCCTAGACCCAGTTGTCCCTGTGCATTATATCCCCACGACCACATAGTACCATCTGTTTTGACGGCCATGCTGTATTGAAAACCTGCATCAATTTTTGACCATGTGGTTAATGCACCAACCTGTACTGGACTAGATATATTTGTAGTATTTCCTAGACCTAATTTACCGCTGCTACCATTACCCCATGACCACATGGTGCCATCTGTTTTAATAGCCATGCTATGATAAGTGCCTCCAGCAATACTTGACCAAGTTGTTAGGGCACCAACCTGTACTGGACTAGATATATCTGTAGTATTACCTAAACCTAATTGGCCGTTTCCGCCTGAACCCCATGACCACAAGGTACCATCTGTTTTGACTGCCATGGTGTGCTGGCTACCAGCAAAAACTGTTGACCATGTACCTAAAGCACCAACCTGTACTGGACTAGATATATCTGTAGTATTACCTAAACCCAATCTGCCATAGCTATTTCTACCCCATGACCACAAGTAAAATTCTGGTACAGGAACCGGAGGATCCCATGTCTGCACATTCATTCCACCAAGAGCAAAGTTAACATTTGTAATTTGCATTTTAATTCTTTCTTATACGTTTGCTGTGTTTGTTGATGGGAATGCTCGACCGGATCCCCAAATAATTCTTACTGCTCCAGTACCACCAGGGCCCGAGAAGTTAGGTCCATCTGTTGCGCCACCTGCACCCACTACCACAGTATAACTTTGACCTGGCACAACTTCAATATTATTTTTCCAACCAAGGCCACCGCCGCCGCCATTGATAGTATAGGTGCCTGAGCCACCACCACCATAGAAACCGCCAATCCCGCCATTAGTACCCGAACCATTTGGATATTGTACACCATTACCACCACCTGATCCGCCTCTAGCAAAACCGCTACCATTTACTGAACCAAGTGGCGACCCTATACCGCTTGTGCCTTGACCTAAGATGCCAACACCGCCTCCAGGTCCCCAAACACCTCCACCACCTCCACCGCCTTGGCCATCGCCACCTGCAATAGTAGCAGTAGGTGCGGCCGTACCTTTACCCGCATCGCCACCGTTTCCTGAATATCCGCCAGCGCCACCGCCACCATAAAAATCAGTACCTGACCCATTATAGCTATTACCACCATTGCCACCACCGTCACCTACATAACCACCACCAAAACCATAACCGGCACGCAGAGTACCCACTGCGCCACTATAAGCTCCGCCTCGACCACCGCCTAATCCTGCCACTGTTACTTGGCTTATAAAATAACTATTGCCGCCATTGGTCACACTTGCTGCAGTACTTGAAGAACGACACCCGCCACCCCCGCCACCAACCGCCACAACTGCGACGCTATATACTCCAGGTGGGGCAGTCCAACTGAATGTGCCTGCAGTAGTAAATTGAGCTTGACCTGGCGGAGTCGGAGGAGGCGGAGTAGTAATAATTTGCATTCCGCCCAATAACTCTAATCCCGATAATCGCATCTTATACCTTTAAATTCTTGATATGAGTTTTATGTACGCGGCATTGCACTTGGCCGTTGTAATAATCTTCTGTTTCTAAAACTCGTCTATCCATTTGTTCTCTTGCTTCTAAATAATTGCACAAACCTTTGTTTGGGCATATATGCAGTATCTCTCGTATAAACTTATCCGCACCATGCGTTTCAACATCAGCTTTAACTTCATCAGATGAAGACCAATAATCCCTCCAATCTGACTCAACCTTTAATCTTTTCTTCTTACCCTTAACTACCTTTGTTCTGCGAAACCAAAACAACTTTTTACCTATATACTTGCGATTCGTGGCAGTATTGGTAATCAAGTACACGTAACCATACGCGTCGTCTGGAATAAGTTCTAAAGGGTTTCCGTTATATAGCCACATCTAAATACCAATATTAAATTAGTATTTATACGGTTTCCCAATAGTCGTTTCCGTCTGAAAAGTTATCACCATCATCCCTAGGTGGAACAAAGAAGTAATCGTCGGGATTTGTCATTATATCTTCGGCGTCTTCAGCTAATCCGCCGGTTCCCATGATGCCGGCTCGTTGCAGCATTTGGGTTTGTATAGATTTCTTATATCTATGCTCTTCAGATTCTTCGCGTGCCATGTATGCCGCTTGCTTTTCTGAAAAGACTTTCTTTTGTTCCGCATTCCATTGTCTGGAATTGGCACAGGCGCGAGAACAGAACTTACCTGGTTTGGTATGCTCTGTGCTGCACTTAGGACAAGTCTTCGTCTTCGTACTCATCCTGTTGGTCTGCATCCATATGTGCTCCGCAGAATGGACAAAACTCTACTTTATAATAGTCTTCGTCAAGATCAAAATTTATCTTGAAGACGCCATCACATTCGACACATTCGTGGTGTTGTTTTCTTGCCATGATAATCCTCTCTTTTTAGTTTCTGCATCAAACACTCGTTGACGCAGGTCAGATGAACTAAAGAAATGATCTCGTTTATTGAAATACAATTCTATTCCTCTTTTCAAGCAAATGTCCTTGCCTGTATATTCTGTATCTTTATATTCTTCACCTAAGATTCTTACATCAATTGGCAATGCCATAAAGATATCCTCGAGCTCTTTCTCCGTTGAATATACTATAATCTCATCAACATGCTTGCATGATGATACCTGAATTTGTCTCTCAATGATTGACTGCACAGGTCTGTTTTTAGATTTTCTATCTATTGTGGGATCGATTTGAATCGCAGCAATTAGATAATCGCATTGACGCTTTGCCTCTTCCAACATAATCACATGACCTGCATGGAACAGATCAAATGTGGAACACGTAATTCCAATTTTTTTGTTTACACTCATATTTTCTCCACTTCAATGTTACACTTATTTAAAAATTCTATACCTTCATCGCTTCTATATTGATTGCGATAAAACACTTTTTTAATCCCTGCTATATGTATAAGTTTAGCACATTCAAAGCAAGGTGCATGAGTGATATACATCGTAGCCCCTGCACCTGATTCATTTGATTGTGCCAACTTGCCAATAGCATTCATTTCAGCATGAATAACTTCTTTCTTTGTTTCATACTTATATGTTCCCATGGTATGCCATGGACCACCTTCGTCAATTATATATTGCGATTCTTCATATACTTCATTCTCACAATTATTATCCCAGCCCCTGGGTGTGCCGTTATAACCGATAGATATAATTCTGTTATCTTTCTCAACAACAGCACCAACCTTTAATCGTTTAGCCGATGACAATGTAGAATACGCCTCAGCAACAATCATATGCGTATTATCAAATTTACTCATTTCCAACTCACCATTTTAAATCTTTCCTTAGGTACACCAAAGTATTTACATTTCCAATCACTTTGAGCAAAAAAGTCTAAATGATACCATTCATCTTTATGCTTAAGTATTTCTTTAGCAGCATTATCCCAATCTATAGTTGCAAACTCTGCTTGTACTAACAATTTACAGGCTTGCACTTCTTCACAATCAAACCCATCATATTCCCAATGTAATACTTCAAAGCAATTGCCGTGCCTATCAACATAATCCATAGAGAAATCTAATCCCCATTTTGGACGTAATGATATAACTTTATGCACTAAAGGTAATTGTTTTGCCCAATATGTTAGTTCAGCTAATGCTTCACCTTCATACCCTTTTCGTTCAAATAACAAACTATGGTTTAGAACTGCACCTTCTATCTTAGGATATTGTGTAAACCAATCTTCTTTTAATGCTGAACGATGTGGTCTATGTTTTTTATCTTTTTGCCTATTACTATAAGCATAATGTCTTTCCAATTCAGTTAGATCATAACCATTTTGGTCAAACAGTTCCACATCTTCCGGTGTGGGTGTGTATAATATTTTATCAATGGGTTTAGACCAATAACCATTTGTGTTAAAAGAATTATTGGTTAATTCAATTTTCATCCCATTTTCCTTCAGGGCATTTTGCTCCAGGTATCATAGTCTTTGCCCATATAGAGCATCCACATTTATCGCACACCTTAGCACCAATGATAGTAGTAAGATGTTCACACTTGTCGCAAATTTCTCTGCGTTTTAATGTGAAACTTATTTCATTATTACTATTCATTTTATTTTATAATAGGTCCGCCTGTTATCCACAGTTCACAACTTCTAGTACCCGCACATTTAAAATGTAGTAAATTGCAATATCCTAAATCTGCAGATTCTCTAGTTTTCTCTGCTTCATATGCCTCTTTACCCATGCCGCCTTCTATACATTTATACATTGCGTCAGTTATATTGAACGCAGCGCAATTAGCACATTGCATAGTCTTGGCCGTTTTTTCACTAATACCCCATTGCTTAGCAGAAACTTTCCAGTAGTCTCCTGGTTCATCTGGATTAGCTGGTCCATAATGATGTTTATCTATAGCTATTTGTCTATTCTTAACATTGATGTCTAAATTTTGAGTAGCTATAGGGCATCCGTTTTTAGATGCCTCCGATAATAGTTCTTTAAAAGTTTTCATTTTTGTTTTGCCCAAACATCTTCCCAGTTACCTGTATGTGCTGCCTTAGCATAATCGGTTGCTCTATTCTCAAAGAAGTTAGTGTGAATAGGTGCATTAATCATTTCTTCAACCCAAGGTAGCGGATTCTTTTTAACCTTCATGATTCCCTTAAGACCAAGACTAATAAGGCGACGATCAGTAATATAACGGATATACTGTTTGACATCTGCAGCATTTAAATTTTCCATAGGACCCATGGCAAATGCCAAATCAATAAAGCGTTCTTCGAGTAAGACCATTTGCTCAGCAATTGTATACAATTCACCTTTGAGTTCATCGTTCCAAATTTCGGGATTCTCTTGTATATATGTTCTGAATAATTTGATCATGGCCTCACAATGCTGAGTCTCATCCACAATAGACCAAGTAACAATTTGTCCCATGCCCTTCATTTTACCATGACGAGGAAAATTCAACAACATAATAAAAGAACTAAACAACTGCATACCTTCTGTAAATGCCGAGAAAATAGCAATATGTTTTGCTGTGTTTTCTTTTGTAGAGTTCTGTTGTGATATATCCAAGACATAATCATGCTTGGCTTTCATTTCTTCATAAGCCAAGAACTCATTATACATTGTCTCAGGCAATCCTAATGTCTCAATTAAATGGGAATATGCTGCAATATGCAGAGCTTCACGCGCCGCAAAGCCCAATAACATCATTCGCACTTCAGGCTGTGGAAAGTATGGTAAGTAGTTATTAACATACCCACCTGCAACATCAATATCACCTTGAGTAAAAAATCTAAAGATGTGTGTGAGAAATTGTTTTTCTTCAGCAGTTAGTTTCTTTTTCCAATCCTTAACATCTTCTACCATTGGTACTTCAGTATGAAGCCAATGTGATTGCTCATGCTTCAACCATGCATCATATGCCCATGGATAATTAAATGGCTTAAATGAATCTCGGGTATCTGTAAGATTCGATTTTGTTTTTTTAATCATTGAGGAACTCTTCTACTAAATTTTTTGCTCTAACGCCTACTAGTCTACCAGCAACATTGCCATTTTCATCTATCTTAACAAGTGTAGGTACACTTCTAATTCCAAATTCAATTGCAACTTCTTGATGCACATCAATGTCCACCACTTCAATAGGAATATTCATAGT